CATTAGCAGCCTAAACACTGCTTAGGGTTTCGGTTGGTTTCCTCGTAACAGAATAACCAACCAATTTCATAACTAAAAAAAGGAATCAATATGAAATGGTCTACACCAACGGCAACGGATATGCGTTTCGGTTTTGAAATTACAATGTATATTGCAAATCGGTAATATCTAATAAATGGTTTCGATTGGTTTCCAGCTTAGCAAATAACCAATCGTATATTTTAACTAAGGAGTTTCATTTTGAAGAAAATTTTATTTGTCGCATTGTCAACTTTGGCATTATCAGCATCAGCAGTAGAAGTTGGTGTAAACGGTACCCGTGATTATTCTGGTACATCTGACCGCACAGGTTATGGTCTCACATTAGGTGAAAAGTTTGGTGCAGTTGGAGTTGAAGCAGGTTACGACCGTTTCACACAAAGCACTAACGACCAAAATCGTTATAGTTTAGTTGCATCATATGATGTTACTAAAATTGGTCCTGTTACTATTGCTGTTAAAGGTGGTGTTGCATATTTGGACAATCAAACTGTTGCTAATGGTTATGCTGTTACTGCTGGTGTTGGTGCTTCTGTACCCGTTGTCAAAAATTTGGCAGCAACCGTTGACTATCGCCGTCAAGAAGGTCAGAGCCGTGTAAATGCATTTGATGGTAATCAAGTTGCAGTTGGTTTGAAATACTCGTTTTAAAAACCGGAGTTTCGTGGGTTCTCAATAAAAACCCCCACTTTATTTTGGAGGAATTGTGAAAGTTTACAGAAGTAATTATCGTAATCATTGGGTATCACCATACACTATTCTCAAAGCAGTTTGCTTTTGGGAAAAAGATGATGATGTGTTCTACAACCATGAAGACAATCCAAATCACAAATACGACAAGTGGATTAATTTTTTAAATCCATTCTGTAAAGCATGGAGCAAATTCCTTGATTTTGTTCACCCACAAATCAACTATGTAAAGATTGACAGATACGATACATGGTCAATGGACCACACTTTAGCTGATATCATTCTGCCGATGCTGAAACAACTAAAAGAAACCAAACATGGCGCACCTTTTGTTGATGATGAAGATGTACCAGATGAATTGAAATCAACATCTGCACCTCCAAAAGAAAATGAATGGGATACTGATGAGAATCATTTCAAACGCTGGGACTATGTTCTTGATGAAATGATTTTTGCCTTTGAATGTAAAGTTGATGGCACATGGGATGAAAAGTTTCGTTCTGGTGAAATTGACAAGAAAACAGTTGCTTGTCAATGGGATGAAAACGGCAAAGCAACAATGTATGAATGGCTTGATGGACCAAATCATACATATGAAATAGACATTGAAGGTATGCAAGAAGTACAGAAACGAATCACTAATGGATATCGTTTGTTTGGTAAATACTATGAAGGCCTTTGGGATTAATTATGGATAAAAATATAGAATCATATGTCAAGGTATATGACAATTGGCTTGATGCGGAAATTTGCAAAAGGACAATTGAAGAACTTGAATCGCCGGTTATGGCGAACACTTTCAATCAACATACATTTTATCAGTCAACAACTGGAACTTACGGAACTCAAAGTGGTGATAGAGAGCTGGATGTATCATATGCAAAGGTTACACCACGGGAATATCTGATGCAAAGAGTTTGGGATGGTTTTGCTCATTATCTTACTGAGTTAAATTTTCCATGGTACAGCACATGGGCAGGATATTCTGGCATTAGATTTAATAAGTATTCAGAAGATAGGCTGATGGCTGAACATTGTGACCATATACATTCTATGTTTGATGGCACTACAAAAGGTATTCCAATAATGAGCTTTGTTGGTGTACTGAATGATGATTATGAAGGTGGTGAATTTGTTATGTGGAAAGATAAAGTTATTGAATTGAAAGCCGGTTCTGTAATGATTTTCCCATCCATCTTTTTATATCCACATAGAGTTGAACCCATAAAAAAAGGAACAAGGCATTCTTTCGTTTCTTGGGCTTATTAAACACTAAATAAGTAACTAGCTACACACAAAATGCTGGTACACACAAACACACTAGGAGTAAACTATGTCTAATATGACACCTTTCGAGATTCGCCTTGAACTTTTAAAAATGGCGAAAGATATGCTGACCGATGACTACTACGGTAAGCGTGAAATAATTAGCAATACTTGGCACGCCAAATTAGAAATTGCTAAAATCAATGGTGGAGAGTTGCCTGAACATCCAGGATTCCCTTCTTTTCCATCCGAAACTGAAATCATTGCAAAAGCACAAGCGCTTAATGGTTTCGTTTCAAACATCCCTCTAGATACAAAGACTACAACTAAAAAGTCTATCACCTGATGGGCGGCGGCACGCCCGTCCATGGGGGTGCCTCCTTTAACAAAAAGGAGAAATATGCGAAACAACAAAATCGTTATCGCTAGTGTTTTTATGTCATGCCTTTTATTTTTAATGGCAACGACAGTACAGAGCAATCAAAAACATTTAATTTACGGTATTAAATTTAGTGAGTTGACACCACCAGCACAAAAACAAGTTCAATGTTTAGCTGAAAACATTTTACTTGAAGCTGGTCACGAAAGTAGAGAAGGTCAAATTGCCGTTGGTATGGTCACAGTTAATCGTGTCGTATCTGGTAGATATGCCGATGATATCTGTGATGTTGTCAAACAAAAGATTATTCACCCCTCAGGTAAAGTTGTATGCCAATTTTCTTGGGTATGTGAGCCATTCTTTACCTCAAAACTATTGACATTGAAGCATACTTCGTTGTATAATGACATATTGGATTTATCGGTTGAGATTTTTCTTAATTATGATAAGTTGGTAGATGTTACAAAAGGCGCAACATACTATCATGCTGATTATGTTAACCCCGGTTGGAAATTGCCAAAGACAACCGTAATAGGTCGCCATATCTTCTACATGAAGCCTGGTGATTTAGACAACAAGAAGGAATTTTCTGGAATATGAGAACTACAAATGTTTTTGAACAATTTAAAAATAATATAACAAACTTTATTATTTCATTTACAATCATAGTGACCTCTGGTATAATTAGTCTTGCAATTTACAGTTTTAATGATAGGTCATTGATGGCAAGGAATATTGAAACAGCTATGACTAAGGGTGTTGACCCAATATCTGTTAGATGTTCTTATGCCGCACATGATGATGCCATTTGTATTGCATATGCAATTACACATGGAAATCCACCACCAACACTACCACAAACAAAGAAGTAAAAGGAACTCTATATTATGAAATATATTTTTAAACAGATTGACAACATCTCTGGACATTCTGCCGAAACAACGATTGAATTTAATGCAGATTATCTTCCCGATATACTGCAACATTTTGAAATGTTTCTCCGTGGTTCAGGCTTTCATCCAACAGGCACTTTAGATTTTGTGCATGATGAAGACTACCATGATGAACCACTTGAGTGGCATGATGAAGACTACCATGATGAACCACTTGAGTGGCATAAAGAAGAACCCAGCTCAATCTATGATGGCGATTTGAATTCACCAAGCGCAGGTGCATTTAGCACAAAAGGACAAAATGCCAACTAAAGAAGAAATGGCAAAATTTGCCAAAGAGATTGACAAGTTGGTTTCAGAGACCAGTTACAATTACATTGAAGCTATTACTGTTTACTGTAAAGAATCGGGATTAGAGATTGAGGTGGCAGCTACACTAGTAAATGCCAACCTCAAATCTAAAATTCATATCGATGCAATGGACAATAATATGCTGAAAGAAAAAAGTTCAAGACTTCCAATATGACAGGTTATGAGGCATTTTCGCTCTACAATTCACTAAAACTTCACTTCTCACAACAGACATATGACTACTTCAAATACAATGGTAAGTCAAATATCTCTGTGACCAGTTTTGAGAATCGTAAAGACAAATACCACTTCTACAAACTCTCAAGGAAATACAATCAAGATGATTACATCAATTTCCTTGTGGGTAACTTTATTGAGAATGAAAAGACTTGGGCAGGCGATTTACTAAAGTCTGAATCTGAGGTAAATTACCTAAGGCGAATGAAATACTTGCAGACCATGACGTATAGTTTCGAGAATGACTGCAAGTATATCTTTGATGATTTAGATGATCCTAATGAGGTCCTGAAGTGTTTGGATGGTGAATACCCTGTGCTTCTATTGATGGCTTTTCGTAAAGAGATTCAACCCGAAACCCTTGTGATATTAAATGCCCTACTCAATTTCTTCCCTGCTTGGGAACAACAAATTGCCGATACCATTCGCTGGCCAGATTATCGGTTAAAGATGCTCAAGTATACCGCATTTGTACCGTTTGATAGTGTAAAATATAAGTTAAAATTGAAAGAGGTGGTTGCATGATAGATGTTGTTAAAACATTGATAGGTTTATTCTTGTTTTTTTCGTGGGTTGCTGGTGTAGTTATAGCTAACGGATTTTGGTCAACATTGTTTTCCATAATTGTTCCGTTTTGGGCTTACTATCTGCTAGTTGAAAAGTTTTTGATTGTTTATGGAATATTATGAAAATTTATTTGGATATGGATGGCGTAATCGCCAATTTTGAAAAGCGTTACATAGAATTGTTTCGTGAACATCCTGGTACTTCAAGAGATAGAAAAGAATTCAGTAAAAATTGGACTTCATTTATTGAAGGTAAAAATTTTGAATCTTTGGATTACTGGCCAGGTGGGCCAGAATTAATTAATTACTTAATCTATAAATTCAATGATGTTGAAATTCTAACTTCATCTGGCGGTAAAAAATACCACAATGAAGTAACAGAACAAAAAAACAAATGGATTAAGGAAAGAAATTTGCCTTCAACATGGAAAGTAAATGTTGTTGCAGGCAGGTCATTAAAGGCGGAGTTTGCCACTCCTGATAGCATACTAATAGATGATACCTTAGATGTTATTGATGCCTTTAATAAAGCAGGCGGAATAGGTATTCATCACAAGGATGTCGGTAATACTATGATGTTGTTGGATATTTTGCTTGCAAAGAACATAAATACATGATACACTATGTTTTATGTGGATAAGTTGTTTATACACCGTTAATACTCCGTTATACGAAAGGAAATACTATGAGTAGTTTTGCAAACCTCAAGCGCAATCGTTCTTCTTTGGACAAACTCACCAAAGCGATTGAAGCTTCTACCCAGTCCAATTCTGAGGCTGGTTCTAAAGACGATACAAGAATGTGGCAACCCAGCGTTGACAAGTCTGGTAATGGAATGGCCGTTATTCGGTTCTTACCTGCACCTGCTGTCGATGGTGATGAGGGTCTACCTTGGATTCGTGTGTTCTCACATGGATTTCAGGGACCTGGTGGTTGGTACATTGATAATTGTCTAACAACCTTGAACGAAAAGTGCCCCGTATGTGAGCACAATAATACATTATGGAATTCTGGTATCGAAGCAAACAAAGATGTAGCTCGTAAGCAAAAGCGTAAGCTTTCTTACATCGCTAACATTCTTGTGATATCTGACCCTAGCAATCCCGAAAATGAAGGTCAAGTCAAACTGTTTAAGTTTGGTAAGAAAATCTTTGACAAGATTACTGAAGCAATGAATCCTGAATTCGCTGATGAAACTCCTGTCAACCCATTTGATATGTGGGAAGGTGCTAACTTCAAATTGAAGATTCGTAATGTTGAAGGTTATCGTAACTATGATAAATCTGAATTTGCAGATAAGTCTGCTCTTTTAGATGGTGATGATGCAAAATTGGAAGATTTGTGGAAGAAAGAGTTTTCTCTCAAAGAATTTACTGAGAAGAAACAATTCAAACCATATGACCAGTTGAAATCTCGTCTTGACAAGGTTCTTGGTTTTGAGGGTACTGTTGCATCTATCAAAGCTGAAGATGTTGAGTTGAGAAACTTTTCTGAGGAAGAAATTAAAGTCCTCGATAAGTCAACTAGTGTTGATGAGGATTTAGATTACTTTAAATCTCTCGCACAATAAACTAAAGATCCTTTCTCAGAACTTAGTTTAGACCCCGCCTTGTGCGGGGTTTTTTGTTTATAGAGAAATTGTTTTTACAAGACCTTGATAGAAATCTCTGTCATATGGTGTTGCCTTAGACACAGAAGCAACTTGAGTCATTCCACCTCCACCACCATTTTGAGAAATGGTAGTAATTGGTGCATTGACGGTTGGTGTCATTGCAGCCATTCTTTGGTCTGACATTGATGTTGATGCGGATGCTAATGTTACACCGGTAGATGGTGAACTAGCCATTAAGGCACCTTTTACATCAAGTCCGGCGTGTGTCGTGTTTTGACCAGCTTTTTGATAGTAAGATTGTCCTGCTTTTTTATCACCAACATCCGTAGCAAGTGGAATAGAAGCCCATGTTTTTGCCAAAGCATTTTGTGCTCCTTCATAATCACCAGCGGCCGCTAATTTCAAAGCGCCGGTTCCTTGTATTAGAGCCATTCCCAATTTATCTTGAGTTGCCTCATCAAATTTATCATTTTTAGACACAACACCACTTTTAACCAAACCCTCTAGAGTTTTTGGTATAATTTGATATCTACCTGCAGCAAAAATTAATTTATTATCTTTTCTTTTTTTAGCATCATCATTAGGATTTGCAGCTTGCTGCATGATTTCACCAACAGTCATGTCAGTTAATTTTTTACCAATA